AGCTCCTGAATTGAACGAGACAAAGCGTGGCCGCATGATCAGCTTCTTTGAACACGCTAATGTCAATCTGCCTCAATACGGTTAAACAGTGTAAGTCCTGCGACCAAAAGAAGCCGTTGGATCAGTTTTATTCTGAGCCAAGAGTATCAGATGGTCGCACAGCACGATGCAAGGAGTGTATTAAAACTGCAGCGTCTGTCCACTACAATACAAACAAAGAGGACATTCTTAAGAGAAACAAAGCGGAGTATTCTTCCGAACAGGAACGAGCTAAAAAATTACGACGCACATACGGCATCTCTCTTGATGTGTATAAGCACATGCTGAAAGAACAGGACCATAAGTGCAAGATTTGTGGTTCCACTGATCCAAGGCATAATTCAGGTAACTTTGTTGTTGATCACTGCCATACTAAAGGTCATGTTCGCGGTCTGCTGTGCGGTGAGTGCAACCTGATGCTGGGCAAGGCACACGACAACATTTCTACTCTGCAAAATGCAATCTCCTATCTCGCTAAACATGCTTGAGACGCAAGGTCTCCAGCTTACCTCTCTTCTCCAACAACTAGAAGAAAACTTCCCACCACTTAATCCCCACCCGGATGACTCACACTCATTAATTATGTACCGCTCTGGCCAACGTTCTGTGGTCGAGTGGATTCAACACCAACTCAACGAAGAGAACAATGGCTAATAAAAAGTCAGACCCAACTCCGGCATCTAAGAAGGAAGCTACCAAGCAAGCTCCAACTCCCATGCCTAAGCAAGAGGCTAAGCAAGAGGCTAAGCAAGAGGCACGTCAAGAAGCCAAGCAAGAGGCTAAACAAGAGGCACGTCAAGAGGCTAAGCAAGCCATACAGTCTGGCACCTTTGGAAAAGACGATATTAAAGCACTGCGTATTGCTGACGTCAAACCTAGTGTCATTCAAAACCTCAGAGAAGCTGCTAAGGAACCAGCTCCAGCACCAACACCAGCTAAGGTAACAGCTCCAGCACCAACACCAGTTCGAGCAGCAGCTCCAACTCCAGCTCCTATGCCTAAACAAGAGGCCAAACAAGAGGCTAAGCAAGCTATACAGTTAGGCACCTTTGGAAAGGATGACGTTCAAGCACTTCGTGCTGCTGACGTTAAGCCTAGTGTCATTCAAAACCTCAGAGAAGCTGCTAAGGAACCAGCTCCAGCTAGAGTAGCAGCTACCGCCCCAACTCCTATGCCTAAACAAGAGGCTAAGCAAGAGGCACGCCAAGCAGTACAGTCAGGAACCTTTGGTAAGGATGACGTTCAAGCACTACGTGCCGCTGATGTTAAACCTAGTGTTATCCAGAATCTTAGAGAGGCTGCTAAGGAACAAACCCCGGATCGAGTGACAACTCCAGCTCTTAATCCTAGGCAAGAAACTCAACAAGAGACACGTCAAGAGACACGTCAAGAGACACGTCAAGAAACTCCTAGGCAAGAGACACGTCAAGAAACTCCTAGGCAAGAAGCTAAGCAAGATGCACGTCAAGCAGTAGAGTCAGGAACCTTTGGAAAAGACGACATTAAAGCACTACGTGATGCTGGCGTCAAACCTGAAGTTATCCAGAATCTTAGAGAAACTGCTAAGGAACAATCTCCAGTTCAATCAGAAGAACCTACAGGACTTATAACTATTAAGGACGCTTCTCGCCTTGGCGAAGCAATACGTATTGCCGGTGAGGGCGGTATTACTAAAGGTGAGCTAAACCAAATCACTAAGCAGTTTGATGTATCAGGAGCTGATGTTATCAAAAGGCTTGATATTATAAACACCAAGCTGAAGGATAATGACCTCCAAGGTATTGGCCTTAACTCTGGTGCAGCTAACATGCTTATCAGACAACAAGATAAGGAGTCACCTACAGGGTATGAGGCATTCCTGAATAGGCAAGGTGACTCTCTCTACGGCACTGGTAAAATTGCAACGGAACTACAAAATAGATTTAGTCGTCCTGAGTCTGAAGAAGGAAGCGGAGTTGTAGGTCCTAGCCTTGTCACCAAAGGTGAGGCTATCAAACCCGGTGGTGGTCTAGTCAATCAAGGTTTTGGTAAGCAGTACGAAGTACCTGAGCGCCTGGGCGGGATGCCTAAAACCACTGATACTGTTACTGCTCCTACCATTACTCCTACCGTTGATACTACCACTGCTCCTACCACTGCTCCTACCACTACCCCTACCGTTGATACTACCACTGATCTTACTCCTCCTGCTAACATTAGTTCTATCCTTACTCCTATTAGCGAAACTGAAACTGGACCTGCAACTGATCTAAGTATTAAAGGTGCATTCAGTGCTGGAGGAGTAGGTAATATAAGATTGGGTAAACAAAAAGGTAAAGGTAGGAAAGGTATGACGAAAACACGAGTAAATCCTAATAGATCTATGCCTAAACTAAACAATATCGGTATGCGATAAATGGCAGCTAAATCAAGATACGATTATCTAAGTAAGTATCGTACCACATTCCTAGACACAGCTGTTCAGTGCTCTCAGTTGACGTTACCTACTCTTATCCAACAGGATGATGACGTAGGTCGGTCAACTAATCTTAGGTTGATTACACCATGGCAAAGTGTTGGCGCTAAGGGAGTTGTGACTCTGGCATCTAAATTGATGCTAGCTCTTCTACCTCCCCAAACCAGCTTCTTTAAGCTACAGATCGATGATACAAAGATCGGTGTAGATCTACCAGCAGAGGCACGGTCAGACCTTGATATCTCTTTCGCTAAGATGGAGAGGTCTGTCATGGAAATCATTGCAGCATCAAGTGATCGCGTTACCGTACACCAAGCTCTTAAGCATCTGGTAGTAGGCGGTAACGCACTGATCTACATGGGTCCTAAGGGACTTAAGCTGTATCCATTGAATCGCTATGTCGTAGATCGAGATGGTAACGGTGAGATCCTAGAGATCGTCACACGAGAACGTATTAGTCGCAAACTACTTGCACCTATCCTCACTGCTAGTCTTCCTGTTAACCCACCGGGTCAGTTAGATTCAGAGAACGATGAAGATGTAGATATTTACACACATGTTAGACGAGATAACAACCGTCTTGTCTGGCATCAGGAAGTATTTGATAAGATCATCCCTGGCTCTCAAGGTAAGGCACCATTGGATGCTAACCCTTGGTTGGTGCTCAGGTTTAATGTAGTAGATGGTGAATCATTCGGACGTGGTAGGGTCGAGGAGTTCCTCGGTGACCTACGCTCCCTAGAGGCTCTCATGCAAGCACTCGTAGAGGGCTCTGCAGTCGCCGCTAAGGTGGTCTTTACTGTTTCCCCCTCTAGTACTACTAAACCTCAGACACTCTCGGCTGCGGGGAACGGAGCCATCATTCAGGGGCGTCCCGATGACATCTCTGTTGTACAAGTTGGTAAGACAGCTGACTTCAAGACTGCTATGGAGATGGCTAGTGTGCTAGAGCGTAGGTTGAGTGAAGCATTCCTCATCCTTAATGTACGCAACAGTGAGCGCACTACTGCTGAGGAAGTACGCATGACTCAGATGGAACTAGAGCAACAACTCGGTGGCCTATTCTCGCTGCTGACTGTTGAGTTCCTTGTTCCCTATTTGAACCGCAAGCTCTCTGTACTGCAGAAGACACAAGAGATCCCACGTATCCCTAAGGATCTTGTACGTCCTACTATTGTTGCTGGTATCAATGCACTTGGTAGAGGACAAGATAGGGAATCACTAACTCAGTTCTTTACTACTATTGCTCAGACCTTAGGACCTGAAGCATTGATGACTTATGTTAATGTAGATGAGGCAGTGAAGCGTCTTGCTGCTGCTCAAGGCATTGATGTACTCAACCTTGTTAAGTCCGTAAGTCAGATCCAACAAGAGCAAGGTGATCAACAAGAACAAGCTATGCAGATGGAGCAAATTAAGCAAGCTCCTAACATGGCTAAGGCTCCTATACTGGATCCAACTAAAAATCCACAACTAATGAATCAACTCAATGGACAAACAAACACCAACGAGAACCCGGAAATCGAGCAAACCGCAAACATCCCCGGAGGAAGTCCCTTCGGTTGACCCAGTTGATGATCAAACCAATCAAGAACCTACGCCTCATATGAAGCGTACTAAGATTGGTGAACCCACCATCGGTCGTTCCCCCGATTTTGTAAAGACAGTAGGTCTTGGAAATCTAACCGTTATCACAGCAAATGGCAAACGAAATTACACTTAATCCGTATGAGCAAGTAGAGGGTGAACTCTCTACTGAAGAGCTTGATTCCCTGGAAGTTGGTGAACGTCTAGCTGAGCAAGAGAACGAACTGCTGGCTGGTAAGTACCGATCAGCAGAAGAGTTAGAGCGTGGTTACCTTGAGCTACAAAAGCGCCTCAGTGGTAAAGAAGAACCTGAGGTAGAGAAAGCACCACAACAAGAGGAGGAGGTACCTACCGAAGATACAGGCGAGCTGTATGATGTTATCTTGGAGTCCTACCGTACTGGTGAGTGGACATCTGAAGTTGTTAATTATGTGGAGGGTATGCACCCTGTTGATGTAGCTAACATGTTCCTTAGTAATCAACAGGCTCCACAACAAAGTACTCCTCAAGCTACAGAGGCTGACATTGAACAGATCCAACAAGCAGTTGGTGGCTCTGATGAATACCAGAGCATGATTCAGTGGGCTGGTCAGAACCTCTCTGAACAAGAGGTAGCAATGTATGATACAGTGATGGATCGTGGTGATCCTATTGCTATGTTCTTTGCTGCTCAGGCTCTCAATGCACGCTACCAAGATGCTGTAGGGTATGATGGTGAGATGCTTACCGGTAGTGCTCCACGCAATACTGGTGATGCCTTCCGTTCTCAAGCTGAGTTGGTTGCAGCGATGAGTGATCCTCGTTACGATAAGGATCCTGCCTATCGTGCTGATGTAGCAGACAAGCTTGAACGATCCAACATTCAATTTTGATGAACGACACTAACATCTTCGCTAAAGAACCCACCATGTACACTGACGAATCCTACACTGTGCCTCATAACGAACGTGCTGAACTCCTCAACGGTCGCCTTGCTATGCTTGGCTTCGTGGCTGCTGTTGGCGCTTATATCGTAACTGGTCAAATCATTCCTGGAGTATTCTAATGCCTCTCAAGAAAGGCTCATCTGATAAGACTGTCTCTGCTAACATCCGCAAGATGAAAGCAGAAGGTTATCCTCAAAAGCAAGCTGTTGCTGCTGCACTTAATAGTGCTGGTAAGTCCAAACCCAAGAAGAAAAAGTAATGGCACATAAAGGTAAGGGATCCTGTGGATCTAAGGGTGGCAAAGGTGGCAAAAAGTAAAGGAGTGAGCCTTAAGATTGGTGTACACAAATCACGCACTTGTGGCTTGACAGCTGCTGGCCGTGCCAAATATAACAAGGCTACTGGCTCT